GTCATCGTTAAGTGCCGCATCAAATATTGACTCTAACACTTTCCTTGACTTAGGTGAGGTCAACATCCTACTCTTGTATTCGTTGATTATAGCCGCATCACCTTTGGGACGACCTCGTGACAATCCTGTCGCCCCTTTTTTTCTTGACACCACATCTGATTTCCGTGGTCGCCCCCTCCTTTTCGGAGGATTCTCTACGCTGTCCATTGGACTCTCCTTAAGTTATCTTAAGTATCCTTAGGATAGCGTTTAGTATTTAACATTAATTATTAATCTTTAAAGTAAATAACTAAACAATACTTAAGTATACTTAAGGCTCTAAACAATGTCTTAATTATATCCATATTATAGCATACTTTGAAACAAAAGTCAAGCTTTATTTAGACCCGCAGGTCAACTTTTTAGTTCCCTAACGTGACCCTTTTTTATATATTAGTCAGACATAATCCCCGCCTTAGAAAACATAAGGAAAACAACAACTTAGAGGTATAAACATAAGGCATACCTTTTTCCAATTTTATGCTTTTTTTGTATACGTGCGGATACCACATGAATACACACGTACACACACGCCCCCCCGCCCCCATGTACACACGCGGATACACACGGGCGCGTCCCTGCGTACACCTGCGTACGCCCACAGGCGCGTGTGAGTATGCCTGCGGATACCCATAGGCGCACCTACGCGCGCACACGGACACACCCACGCACGGACACACACGCACACACAGGCACGCACACGGACACGCGACACGCATACACGCGCACACGTTACGCACGCGACACGCGCACAGCCGTACACGCACGCATCGCGAGGAATCCCAGAATTGCCAGAAAATAATTTTAGGCTGTAGCCCAGTAAACATGCGACAATGACCCGATTGAATGTTTTGGTCACTCGTTGTGGTGGAACATTGGCGAGGCTTTTGGCACAGTGTGAACCATCAAACAACGACAGCGACCAACGGAGGCGCATAGATATGAGAAAGATAGAAAAAGACGTAGTAGGAGCATTCGTGCGCGGTGAGTACGCACGCAAGGACAACACAGAGAGCGTTGGCGGTCATCTGTACTTACACGGCAACGAGATTGCCTACAGAGACGATGCGGGCAACATTGAGATATCAAACGCGGGTTGGCATACGCCCACCACACGGAGCAGATTGAATGCCGTGCTACAGTTAGCAGAGAAAAAGGCGCGGGTGTTCATCAAAGACTGGACTATGCACATTGAGAGAGACGGCAAGGTCGAGCCAATGTATAACGAATTTTACAAGGTATAACAGGGGGAGTTGCAATCTAGTCGGGTATTCTGTAGAGTACCCTTCTAAATTGAAATTAAACCTAGCCTAAAGGAGGCAATGATATGAACAACGAGAGACTGGCAGAAGAGTTAAGAGGCACAGACATAGAAGACCATTTATGGCACGCCTCTTGTAGATTGGAGGAGTTACGCAAGAATTGCAACGAGGCACTACAAGACGATATATTCGACTTTGAGCAACGACTGGACAACTTGCGCGAGGAAATCAAAGACTATGCCCTGTGGTTGGGCGAGGAGGAGGAATAATGCGAAAATTTGACAGAGACAGCAACACACGTACGCGAGTTTTTGGCAAGCGGGACTTTCAACGAGTGCTAAAGGAACTCAAGCAACAAGGCGCGAGCGTAGAGAAAAACGATTTGGGAGGCTATGACGTTCTATTTGGCGAGGATATGATTCTGCAAGCTGTGAACGGTACTAATAGCTATTTGGTACGGATTGACAGCGATGCACTGACGGAGGCATGATGCGTAAACTGTGGCGATTGTGGGCGTTGTCTCTCGGTGAGAAACTAGGAGACAACGACAGAGAGGCAGATTGTGTTGCAATGTTACGGTCTGCTGTGGTATTATTAAATTTGATAACGTGCCTGTTTATTATTGCGGGCGTGATTCATAACTGGTAACGAGAGGTAACAACATGAGCAAAGACGAAATACAACAAGCACAGCTTGAAGATTTGGCAGAGAAGACGTACAATATGCAACAATACTTTCAGGAGTTTACAGATATGGAACGTGGAGAGTATGACGGTATACACGGCTTTCACCCTGACCCTGATGGCAACGAGTCATATCGAGAGGGATACAGGACTGGATACGAATACGCACAACGAATAGGAGCAGAACAAAATGGGTAGAGATTATTGCAGGATAGACGATGACCCTAGTTACGACTACAGCGATTATGTAGAGCAGAAGGGTTACTACAAGCCGTATGATGACGATGATTATAATGATGACGAGGTAGAGCAAGATGATTAGTGCAAAGATATTCAACAGATTATTAACGATTGAATTACGCAATGGCGTAGGACTAGACTTGGAATTTGTTGACAGCAAGGCAGTCTGGGTGTACAATCACCTCACAGAGGAACACAGCACGATGCCTTTTGAGGGCATGGTTTTACTGATTCCATTTATGTCAATAACATACGGCAGACCATACAAGGAGATTGAAAGTGAGTAGATGCAAAGCCTGTGACGTTATACTAACAGAGGCAGAGTTACGCAAAAAAGACAGAGTGACTGACGAATTTATCGACCTATGTTCCGAGTGCCATACGGCATCTGACGAGGCGATAGAGGAGAACTGGTCAACAGCAGATGAACGTGATATAATAAGGAGTAACAATTAATTTATAGACATAGTTGCAAACAGTAGTGATACATGATATAATATACTTAGGTACTTTAGTTTATAAACATTAAAGATATATTCTAAAGTATCCTTAAGTATACATAACTAATCTTTTTATAACGAGGTAAATTAGTATGGCAGTATTAGAAGGTAACGTAGCGTTCGCAAACCTTGACGAACATGAAGAATATCAGGGTCAATCAACAGGTAAGTATTCACTGGTCTTATCACTAGCTGATGCAGATGCAGAGAAACTATCTGAACAGGGTGTCAAACTTCGCGAGTACGAAGGTGTCAAACAACGTAAGTTTAGCACCAAGTATGAAGTACCGATGTATGATGCCGATGGTGCAGAGTTTAGTGGTCGATTGACCAGAGGCTCTAAGGTTCGCGTACAATATGCAGAGGGTAAACCACACCCTGTACACGGTACATCAACCTACCTGTCAAAAGTCAAGGTCTTAGAACTAGCTGAAGCCAGTGATGGTGGCGGTGACTTTTAATGACTGACTCGCATTTTGTTAGACATGAGCCATGCCCTTCGTGTGGCTCTAAGAACAATCTCGCGAGGTACTCCGATGGTCATGCCGTCTGCTTTACAGGCGGTTGTGACCACTACGAGAGAGCAACAGGTGAGGTTGTACAAAGTAAACCAAAAGCGAACAGGGCATTAGAGATGACAGGAGTAGTAGCATCAATACCAGACAGACGTATATCAGAAGCGACCTGTAAGAAGTTTGGGGTCACAGTTGAGTACGACACTGGTGGTAAGATAAGCAAGCACCACTACCCTTACTACGATAAGGACACAGGCGCACAGACAGGGACTAAGTCTCGCATTGTCGATAGCAAAGGATTCTATGCAAGCGGTACGTTCGACAACGTAGGACTGTTTGGTCAGCAAGCGTTCAAGGGTGGTGGTAAATACATAACGATTGTAGAAGGAGAGGCTGATGCCTTAGCAGTATCGGAGATGTTTGATGGCAAGTGGGCTGTCGTATCCATACGCTCAGGTGCATCAGGCGCAGTGAAGGACATCAAGCAGAACTTGGAATGGCTTGAGACATTTGAGAACGTGGTCATCTGTTTCGACAGTGATAAGGCAGGTCAGGAAGCATCTCGTGCGGTGTTGGATTTGTTTACACCGAACAAGGCGAAGAATGTAAAGTTATCCGCAAAGGATGCGGGAGATATGCTCAAAGAGCGTAACATACAGGGATTCATCAAGGAATGGTGGAATGCTAAGACCTATCAACCAGATGGTATCATCGCAGGTAGCGATACTTGGGACGCTATCGTAGCACAGGAGGACATCAAGTCTATACCATATCCGTGGGCTTGTCTCAATGATATGACCTATGGATTCAGGGAGCGTGAACTTGTAACCATTACTAGTGGTTCTGGTATGGGTAAGTCACAGATTGTCAGAGAGTTGGAACACTACTTACTAGGTGCGACTGACGACAACATCGGCATACTTGCACTGGAAGAAGACATACCCAAAACTGCTCTAGGGATTATGAGCATCGAGGCAAACCAGACTCTACATCTGAGCCGAGAGTTTAAAAGGGAAGACAAGAAGATATTTTGGGACAGGACTTTAGGTACAGGACGTATCTTTATGTTTGACCATTGGGGTTCAACCAATGAGGATAACTTACTAAGTCGCATTAGGTATATGGCGAAAGGTCTTGATTGTAAATGGATTATTCTTGACCACTTGAGTATCGTAGTCAGTGACCAAGAGAACGGTGACGAACGTAAAGCCATCGACAGTATTATGACCAAGCTACGACAGTTGGTTCAGGAGACAGGTGTTGGATTGTTCTTAGTGTCACACCTACGCAGACCATCGGGTAAAGCACACGAAGATGGTGGACAGATTAGCTTGGCTGAACTACGTGGCTCTGCCGCGATTGCACAACTATCTGATATGGTCATTGGTTTGGAACGTGACCAACAGAATGCTGATGCACAGGTGCGTAACACCACCACAGTCAGGGTACTCAAGAACAGATATGCAGGACTAACGGGCGCGGCTTGTTACCTGTACTATGACAAAGACACAGGTCGTATGATTGAAACATCATGCCCTGTAGCGGACGACAAGCAGGAGTTCTAAGTGAGAAAGGTTGTATTTGATATAGAAGCCAACGGTCTAAAGCCTACTAAGGTTTGGGTAATCGTTGCTTGCGACCTATCAGACCGTGAGTTAAAAGTATTCTCAGGTGATACGTTGCAGGACTTCAATGCCTATATCAAAGACGCTGAGGTAATCGGTCACAACATCATTGGTTACGATGTACCAGTGTTGGAACGACTACTCGGCACAGACTTTAGCAGTTGTAAAATAACAGACACTCTGGTTCTGTCTCGACTCACTGACCCATCACGGGAAGGTGGTCACAGTTTAGATAACTGGGGACAAAGACTAGGGTTTGAAAAAGGAGAACACAATGATTGGACTACGTATTCGCAAGACATGGTGGAGTATTGTAAGCAAGACGTGCGCGTTAATTGCAAAGTGTACGACTCGTTACAGGGCGTACTGGCTAACTTTGGAAGCGAAAGCATTGACCTTGAACACAGCGTACAGAATATTATTACTAGCCAAACAGAAACAGGGTGGTTGCTAGACCAAGAACACGCCTTCATTCTATTGGCACAATTAAAGGAGAAGAAATATGAACTTGAAGAGATGGTACATGAGAAATTCATACCGCTACCTACATATGTTAAACAAGTCACCCCGAAGTATAAGAAAAGTGGCGAACTATCTGTGGTCGGTCTTAAATTTGCAGGAGAGCAGTGGCGGGATTATGTACAGACGTTCTCGCGGATAGACTACCCAGAGTTTAACTTGGGTTCACGTCAGCAGATAGGACGTTACCTCAAGTACTTTGGTTGGAAACCAGAGAAGTTTACAGATAAAGGACAGGCTATTGTTGATGAGTCTGTGCTTGCAAAAGTCAAAGATATACCTGAGGCATCTATGATTGCTGAGTACCTAATGGTTCAGAAGCGTATTGCCCAGATACAATCATGGCTTGATGCTGTAGAGGACGATGGTCGGGTGCATGGGTATGTAAACTCTAATGGTGCAGTGACGGGACGTATGACACACTCTAGTCCTAACATGGCGCAAGTACCTAGCGTAGGTGCGGAGTATGGCACAGAGTGTCGTGCTTGTTGGACATCACCTAAAGGTTACAAGATTGTAGGTATGGACGCATCAGGACTAGAGTTACGTATGCTCGCACATTACATGAATGACAAGGAGTACACTAATGAAATACTCAATGGAGACATTCATACAGCAAACCAACTTGCTAGTGGTGTTGACACACGAAGTCAAGCAAAGACTTTCATCTATGCGTTCCTCTATGGAGCAGGAGATGCAAAAATCGGAAGTATCGTTGGAGGAACTGCTAGAGATGGTAA